ACACCTGCAAATTGTAAATCTGCCATAGTATTATCTTTCTATAAGTGTTTCAAACTCTGAAATAAACTGCCCTACAAATGCCCTATCTAATAGTCTTATTTGTCTCTTTTTATCGTTCTCTGACTGTTCGTACTCGTAATTGGTCACAGCTGTCGCACCTGATGTATCACTAGACACTATCAGTTTTCTTGTTGTATCGCCAGATGTTGCGTTAATCTCGTGGTGGTGTGTACCATTGGGATTTGAATACTTATCGTTTACAAATTGAGATAACGCAACTTGATCTAGCGGCCAATCATAACGGGAGGTTATGTTGTTTACTGTGACGATAATCCAGTGTAAACCTGAATCGCCATAATACTTGTCTGCTACTGTGTCAGGTTGTTCACCATCTTTGACACTATAATTATCAAAGACTAGCGTATTTGCTTTTGCATTACCTTTTAGATTGACACGGCGTAACACATCTGTTATAAGTGTTCTATGCTGATTGTCTTCTATATCATATTGATATAATGGAAACTTATTAAAATATGTCATTAATATCCTTCTGCGACACTTTCTTTAGTAATAATTTCTGTTTCTGTAAAGTTCAATGCTAAATTCATTTCTACAGGTGCAGGTGCGTCTCCACCAGCTGTCTCCACAGGTCTAAAGTGTTGACTTTCTCCACCTGGTCCATAATCTACACTCAAACTTTCTAACACACAAGGTTTTACGAAAGGGTACCATCTGTTTTCTGTGCCTTGAAACATGTACTGTATCTCAAACTCACTTGGAAAGATTAAATGACGACCTATCTTTTGACCTTGTACTCGTTCAGGCAACATATGAAACTTAAATAATTTAATTATTGCGTCCACTTGTTTTAATTCGTCCGGACTTCTTGGTGTAAATCTAAAATTAAAACTAAATGTACGCAGGTCTACACTTTGAAATATTGCTTCTAATGCAGGATTCAATGCTCGTTGCGTACCTTTACGAACAACACCCTCTAAATCACCACCTGTAACTAAATCTGCAACACCTGCTGCGAATTTTACACCTAAAGTATCTACTAATGCGTCTCTTATTGTGTTGAATGTGCCTTGAGTACCTAATCTACTTAATAAATCATCTACATTTGACGCACCTATTAAGTCTGCACCTAAAACACCAGCAAGTCCTGTTTCACTTTTCTTATAACCTACATTTACACTTTGTTTAATATTTGGTGGTAAATATAATGCAATTGTATCAGTTGATCTTTTTAGTCTACCAGAGGTTCTTAAGGCTTTACTAACAGAACCACCTTCGTCATCTTGCGTATCTCTAATAATGTTGTTTATATCACCACTATCTTCATATGCAATTTTTTCTGAAAATAAATTATGCTCTGCTCTTTCAAACTCTTTTGTTATTTTTTCTTTTCTTTGAAAAGGAGTACCTGCAGCAATTGTTTCTATGGTAGTTTCTTTTTGTGGTCCTGCATACTTACTCTGCGATACTTGAAAGATATGAAATAGTAAATAGTGACCATATTCATACTCACCTAGATTATCTGGATATCTTAGTGTACCAAAAGCATACTTGTTATTTTCTGTATCTGCAAATGGATCTGTGCTTGAAAAATTTGTTGACCTACTATTACGAATAGGCGCACTACTCATTACTGATGGTTTATTGACACCAAATAATTGTTGTTTTAATTTGTCTGCTAATGTTGCCATAAGACTATTTATGTGTTATAGTGGAGGTATTGTTGACCAATGTTTGAGTATATCTTCAGTAATAATTTGAAAGTTATAACCTTTTCTGTCGCAATACTTCTTACATGCTGACCATTTTGCGTTATTGATAACATACTGCTCTGCATTATACTTCCATGTTTTTGTCTTGCGTTTTGGCACAGTAGGTGGCACAGTATGTTTTTTTGGTTTAATTTCCCAAATAGTTTCTACAATCTCACCTTTATTATTTTTATAACGCAACCAACAGTCTGGAAAGTATCGACTTATTCTATTCGTAAGTGGATGACGATATGGCACAAATACTTCTTCACTTGCCCATTTTAATATGTTAGGGTTATTGTCTAGATACTTGAATACTGTAAGTTCCCAAGAACTACGATAAATAATGTTTGTAGGATCACCCTTATACTTTTCAGGATTTTGTGGTCTATATTTACCTTGTACCAGTATTCTATTTGATATGCGTTTTATCTTTCTCATTCTAATATTTAGAGATAAATAGTAACATGGCAAGTGTATTTGATACAATCAGACAAGCGGCAGGTGATAGAGATTTATCTATCAATTGGTATAAGAAAAAGGTAGCAGACTTATCAAACAGAATATCTGCAGCTAGACTTATGCGTGATGGCACACTAAAAAGAGCACCTAGTTTTAATAAATTACATTTCTTTCGTTATGACCCTAAACTTAAAGCAACATTGCCATACTACGATACATTTCCACTTGTTATGCCAATACAATCAGCAGCAGGTGGGTTCTTAGGTATTAACTTTCATTACTTACCAATACCATTGAGAATGAGATTATTAGAGACATTGGATAAGAGAGGTTTTAGAGGTGACTATCGTAAACTAAAAAATATAAGAGAAGTTAAACCAACAATCAAACATTATCTAAGAAAACAATTTGCTAGTGGATTTTTAGAACTGGAAGAAGATGATTATGCACCATCTATTTTTATGCCAGTAGCACAGTTTAGAAAAGCAGGTGCAAGTCAAGTATGGCGTGATAGTAGGAGAATGATTTAATGAACAGATTAGGTGACCCAACAGATTTTAGTTATAGAGTAAGCAAAGTTACAAAGGTAGTTGATGGTGATACTATTGATGTAATACTTGATATGGGTTTTGATATTATGTACAAACAAAGAGTAAGATTATATGGTATTGATACACCAGAGAGTAGAACAAGAGATTTAGAAGAAAAAAAATATGGTCTTCTGTCTAAAAAATTTTTACAAGAGCATTTGAAAAGTGCTTCTCGTATTGTAATTAAAACATATAAAGGCGATGAAACTGGAAAGTTTGGTCGTATTTTAGGTGATGTATGGTGTGATGGTGTGAGTATTAATAAACTCATGTGTAAACAAGGACATGCTGTAGAATATTATGGTCAGAATAAAAAGTTGGTTGAGGCAGCACATTTAAAGAACAGAAAGAAACATGGCAATATTTAGAGGCGGCAAAAGAGTAGGACCCTTTGATATAAGAATAGGGTTGCCAAGAGGTAGAGAATATGATAATATACCTGGCGATCCTAGACTAAAACAAAGAGCAAATCCAGAGACAACAATCAATCGTTTTAGAGCAGCTATATCAAAAGGTGAGGGTGTTGCTCGTAATACTCGTTTTATAGTAAATATATCATTACCAAAAGGTGGTCAATTAAAAGAAGCAATAGAACCATTATTCTTTGAGGGTGATGGTAGAGGTGTAGGACCTGCAGGAAGATATGGTACTACATTTAATTATGAAAAAGATATGCAAGAAAATGTTGCTCTAATGTGTACAGGTATAACTATGCCTGGCAGAACAATCAATACAAGTCCATATCGTATTGCAGGTGCCCCATATAAATATCCAACACAGGTTCAATATTCAGATATTACCGCCACTTTTATTGGTGATAAATTTTTAAGATTAAGAACCTTTTTTGAAGCATGGCAAAACATAGTTTACAATAATCAAACAGGTTTATTTAATTTTTATGATGAATATACTGCACCTATTGATGTGTTTCAATTAGGTCAGTTTGATAGCCTAAATGATAGAGATAGTGTAACATATGGTGTAAGATTAAGAGAGTGTTTACCAACATCTATTAATCAGATACAATATGATAGTGGTAATCAAAATCAGTTTGTTGCGATTGAGGTTTCATTCGCATACAGAGATTGGTTGAATTTTGGACTAGATATAGATAGCACAGGAAAAGTTGGTGGTTTATCATCTGGTGTTGTAAAATCAGGCGGCGGATTCTTAGATGGATTACCACCTGAATTAAGAAGGACTGGGCGTCAAGTAATTAATCAATTGAAACGCTCTATTCCTATTGGTAGGGTATTTGGTGGAAAGATATTCCCACCATTTACATTTTAAATTATAAGGAGATATTATGGCTTTACCAAAGTTGAATACTCAAACATTTGAGTTGAATGTCCCTAGCACGGACGAAAAAGTGAAATACAGACCTTTCTTGGTTAAAGAAGAAAAAATATTACTTCAGGCACAAGAAGGTGAACAAAAAGAAATGTTTAATGCATTAAGTGATGTTGTGAGAGCATGTACATTTGATAAGGTAGATATAGAGAGGTTACCTTCTTTTGATGTTGAATATATGTTTTTAAAAATAAGAGCTAAATCAGTAGGTGAAAAGGTAACATTAAATCTTGCTTTTCCTAGTGATGAAAAAGTTAAGATACCTACTGAGGTAGACTTAATGAAAGTTGAAGTAGAAGTTGGTGAAAAACACACTAACAAATTTGATCTTACGGATACTGTTAGTGTTATTATGAATTATCCTACAATGAAAACATTTGTAGATAGAAACTATACTAAACTTACAGCTGAAGACGCTGTCGCTCTTACTGCAAACTGCATTAATCAAATTATTGATGGTGTAGAAACTTATGAAGCAAGAGATTTAAGTAAAAAAGAATTAACTGAATTTGTTGAAAACTTAACACAAAATCAGTTTGCTACAATACAAAAGTTCTTTTCTACAATGCCAAAGTTATCTCATACCGTAACTTTGACACACCCTAAAACTAAAAAGAAGGGTAAGGTAACAATAGAAGGTATGCAAAGTTTTTTTTAGTATGCCTCTCTCATATTAATTTAGAAACTTATTATGATTTGAATTTTAAAATGATACAGTTACACCATTGGTCATTAACTGAAATTGAAAATATGATACCATATGAAAGAGAAATATATCTGACTTTATTGAATGAACATATAAAGGAAGAAAACAAAAGACAGAGAGAGGCGAAGGCAAGGAGATAAAATGGCTGAACAGACTAAAAAAGTCAACCTAGAATTAGAGATAGATACATCTACCGTTGATTCTAGTAAAAATAGATATCAAGGATTGATTGATCTTGCAAAGGCAGTAGATCAATGGCGTATATTTCCTAGAGTATTCATCACAACCTATATCTATTTGTTATATAAAGTAACTATATGGTTTATGGATCTAGCAGACCCAACCATGGCACAATCTGGTTTAGTATCAATAGTTGTTGGTGCTGGAGCAGCATGGTTTGGTTTATATGCTGGAACAAGTAAAAGTAAGAAGTAAATATGGCTGAGAATTTTGCAGGAGTAATAGATCAATTAAGAGAGAATAAAGAGGCTATTGATGATAGTAAAGAACAAAATCGTATTAGTCTTTCTAATGTCAATAAAAAT